CAGGAGGTATTTGACCGGATCGTCCCGAATCAGTCTGCCCCTTTCAATTCTGCCTTGGAAGATTTGATTCATTCATCTTCTCCCGCCGCAAACTCCACCAAAACCTCTCCACAAAAGGGGCAATACTTGAATTTGTTTTCTGATGGCGTTCCCGTTGTCGTCTCAAACCCCTCGCCGCAGTCAGTAAACCATCCCCCGTCATCCTCGTCATACGTCCATACACATATCGAGTCGGTCATCGCAACGCCTCCAGTTTCCGCACCGTCTTGATGAGATCCGCAGCGAAGTCGTCAAGGGCTTTTGCCAGCGCCCCCTATTTGCCCATCGCGGCACTCAACGGCGGGTCCTTTCTCTACCGCTATTCGCCTAACGTGGCGGCTCTGCCGGGTCTTGCCGGCTGCCTTGGCCCACAACGGCAGCGGGAGAGCGTTTCGGGATCATCCTTCCAGTGGCCCCGGTATCCTTGAGGATAACGAGGCCGTGTAAACATGATCTCAATTTAGGTCATCTGTCTGTTGCGTTACTTCATGGGCATCACCTCCCCGGATTGAGGGTTTGATTCAAGATGGCTGTATACTACCCGATTGCGATCCGGATGTCAAGCTATTTTTTTACCTTTGTCAAAAAGATTCTATTGACAAGCAATCCTTTTTTTGATAGAATTTTGACCACTAGGAGGATATATGGCCTTTGCAAAACTGAATTACAACAGAATCCATAGGGAAATGGCAAAGATAAACCTTCGGCCAGCCGATCTTGGCTCCAAGCTCGGTGTTTCCCGACAGCTTGCCCATTACATTATCCACCGTGGCGGGTGGCGTTACGCCTTCAGGTTGGCACAGATATTCAAATGCCGGGTGGAAGACCTTATTATCACAACATTACGATTACCCAAGGGGACAAGATTAACTATAAACAAAATCATCAGAAAGAGAGGGCAATGAAATGGGGAAAGGAGGTGAAAATGCCTGAGCGCAAGGACCTGGGCTATTGTAATGGATGGAAGGACGCCCCGGAAATCGTCAAGAAGTGTGCGGAACTGGGCCACAAGCAGTACCACCGGGTTGTCGGTAACTGCGATCACGAGTACGGCTGTGTGGAGTGCGGCTATTCTTACAACATTGATTCATCAGGATAGAGGGAGGGCAAAAGTATGGACACCGAAGTAATCACCAAAGAATTACAAAAGTTTAACACCACGGATGCCGCCATTGCCACGATGCGGCAGAACTACATGGGGCTGACCGTCAAGGATCTCGACGACCGCGAGGGCTACGAAAAGATTCATATCGCCCGTATGGATTGCAAACAGAAGAGGGTACAGGTCACAAAGAAGGGCAAGGAGCTGCGCGAGGATGCCGTAAAGTTCCAGAAGGCCGTCATCGCAGAGGAGAAACGGATCATCGATCAGATCTCCCCTATTGAGGACCATCTTGCAGATGAAGAATCCCGAGTGGACGAGGAGAAGGAGCGCATCAAAGCCGAAGCAGCCGCAAAAGAGGCGGCAAGAATCCAGGCAAGGGTGAACAGGCTCTTTGCCCTTGGCTGCCGGTTTGACGGAACACTCTACTCCTATGATGATCTGTTTGTTCCGCAGGCGCAAATTGGAACCTTGGACGATGCTCGCTTCGGGGATATCTGCACCGCGATAGAAAAGCTGACAGCGGAAAAAGAACGGCGGCGGATCGAGGAACAGGCCCTTATCCTGAAAGTTCAGCAAGAACAAGAGGCGGAACGCCAACATCTCGCGGAAGAGGCCGCAAGGATCAAGGCAGAACAGGGCCGCATCGAGGCAGAACAGGAGAAAGAACGCCAGAGATTGGCCGCTGAGAGCAAGGCGATCCAAGACGAGAAGGACCGGCTGGCCAGAGAGAAAAAAGCCGCTGAGGATGCAACCCTGAAGGTAGAGCAGGATAAACTGAGGGCCATTGAGATGGAGACGGCCAAGGCGGAGGCTGCGGAAAAGGCTCGCCTTGCGGAAATCGAGCGGGTCCGTCTGGAGGCCGAAGAAAAGATCCGGAAGGAAGAGAAGGCAAGGATAGTAGCAGAACGAAAGGCGCAAAGACGCCCGGATAAAGAGAAACTCCTGGAATACGCCCGAGCGATCACCGATATCCCGCAGCCATCTTTGAAACACGATGAGTTCATCGCCCTTCTCGCAACAACAACCGGAGAGATCAGCCAGGTGCTTGCGGATCTCAACAAAAGACTGGAGGAGATGTAGTAATGGCTAAAAGCGATTATTTGCGGCCCTCAGAAGATCAAGTGAATATTGTTTACCGGTGCCAGTCATGCGGGCACGAAACGGAACAGCCGTCTTGTTACGGAGTCGGTAGGTGTAATTGCGGCGGCGCGTTTGATGTATGTGGAGAAACATACCCCGCAAGTGCAGACGACTGGAATGAAGAACGCGGCAGAGATGGGGAATGGCATCAAAGGTATTGACCACGCAGATGAAAGGAGAAGGTTAATGGAAAAGATCACGTTACTCAGCCTTACCACAAAGCTCCTCGACCTTGAGGCGGAAAGAAAAGCCTTCAACAAGGAAATCGGAGAGAAGATCAAGGACCTCCGGGAATCAATCAAGATGAACGTGAGGGATACTCACCAAGGGAAACTGCCCTTGGAAAAGGAGGCGTAATGGACCACGCACTCTGGCTTGAAGAACGAAGGAAGGGGATAGGCGGGTCCGATGTCGCCGCGATCATGGGGATCTCTCCATGGAAGACGGCTTATCAGGTATATCAGGAAAAACGAGGGGAGGTGAAAGACTGGAAGGGAACAGAAGCGATGGACTGGGGGAAGAGACTTGAAGGCCCGATCCGCCAATGGTACTCGGATACTACGGGCCGAAGCGTAAGGCTCCCCGATAAAATCATGTACCACAAAGAGTATCCATTTATGTTGGCCAGCCTCGATGGTTATACCGATGATCGCAGGGTGGTCGAGATTAAGACGGCGCGATCAGGACATGGATGGGGCGAGCCTGGGACAAACGAGATTCCAGACTATTATGCTGTTCAATGCCAGGAATACATGCTCGTAACCGGCTTTGAGGTCGCAGATGTCCCTGTTTCTATCGGTGGGGGGAGTCCGGTGCTTTATGAAGTCCCGGCCAACCCCGAGGTCCAACAGTTGATTCTCGATGCCTGCAAAGAGTTCTGGCAACGAGTCCAAGACGGCAATCCACCTGAACCCGTCACCTATTCCGATGCCGTGGCCAGGTTCGGCAAAGTCTCGACGGTAGGAGATGTGCCAGTAACAGACGTGGACCGCCAGAGGGTCATGGACCTGAGATCTGTCCGGGAGAAAATCACCGAACTGGAGACTCAGGAAGAGGACCTGAAGGGCAAGCTCATTATCTCCCTCGGGGAGAAAGGCGATGCCCTTATCACGCCGGAAGGGGTGCCTCTGGTGACGTACAAGATGGCCAAGGGAAAGGTATCAATCGATACCAAATCCCTCCAGAAGGAGATGCCGGAGGTCTATGTTAAATACCAGCGAATCGGAGATCCTTCGAGACGCTTTTTACTCAAGTAGAAGGAGAAGAATATGTCTGAAGAACTCGCAACATACAACGCACCGATCGCCACAACGCCACAGACCAATCAGGCGATGGTCGAAGTAGAGCAGCAGAGGTCGATCGCGGAGGTTCAGGGCGCCATTATCCTCGCCAAGAAATTCCCGAGAAACCATATCGAAGCTATGGACAGGATCACCTTGGCATGTCAGAGGCCGGGGCTGGCCGACCAAGCCCTTTACTCCTACTCCCGTGGAGGGACAGAGATCACCGGCCCCTCGATCCGGCTGGCAGAGTCCATCGCCCAATCATGGGGGAATCTCCAATTTGGGATCAAGGAGCTGGAGCAGAGAAATGGGGAGAGCACCGTCGAGGCATTCGCTTGGGATATGGAGACAAACGTGCGCCAGGTGAAGATATTCCAAGTGAAGCATGAAAGGCACACCAAGAAAGGCAGTTACGCTTTATCAGACCCCAGGGACATCTATGAGACAGTCGCCAATCAAGGAGCTCGGCGCCTGCGAGCTTGCATCCTTGGGGTGATCCCGGGCGACGTCATTGAAGCGGCACAGATTCAATGCGAACAGACATTGAAGGCTAAGGCCGACACATCCCCGGAAGCGTTAAAGAAATTGGTCGAGGCGTTTGCGGCTTTCAAGGTAAACAAAGAGCAGATCGAGAAGAGGATTCAGCGGCGCCTTGACACCATAACCCCGGCTCAACTCATCCAGCTACGCAAGGTTTACAACAGCCTGAAGGATGGTATGAGTACTCCAGGGGAGTGGTTTGAGGTAGATCCCCTGCCGGCAGACACAACCCTTGTCGACAAGCTGAAGGCCGCGAAGGGAAAGAAGGATACTCCCGGTAATTATCCTATGCCGCCCTTGGCTGAGATGGCCCCAGAACCCTGCCCTGACCGGCCGGATGAAACCATGACCAAGGCATACTGTGACGGCATCTGCAAGACGAGGCTGGGCTGTCCCGTATGGGAGGTGACACCATGAGTGA